CGTTAGCGTCCCCCGCAAGCTGCACCGTGCCCGAGCCGAACGCATCCGCAATCAGTTCCAAGTTCGTGTTCGTGGACGCACCCCAAGTACCAGACTCATCACCCGTGGTGATTTCCTTGAGGCGAAGGTTGTTGACGAATGTCGCCATTACTGAATCCTCAGAATTGCGTTCTCAGCCGACGGAGACGGGAACTTGATGGTGAAGGTCGCCGTCGAAGTCACGTCGCGGCCAAAGTCCAGAACCAGAACAGCCGGTTTACCTGACTCCGTGTCATTGTATATCAAAGCGCCACGCGCCGTAATTGCCGCAGACCAGCTAGTGTCAGCAAAATCAACAAACCCAACGGTGGCACTTTGGGCCGGGTCCACAACCGTCAGCGTGTTGCCTCCAGCCGTATAGCCTGAGGCCGATACTTCGTTGCTGGACGTGTACGCAGTGGTCTCGTCGTCAAGATCGGCAGAGGACGTGTAAAGAGCAATTTTGAACGTATCGCCGCCCGCTGCGGCAAAGTTGTGCAGACCTTCCAGAATCTCCTTCTTGAACGACGTACAGACCGATTGACGAATAGTCATTGTCTGGGAATCCTGTGCTGCCCATTCCGCGCATCATCCCGGGTATCGTACCCCTCGCCTTGCAGCTTGAGCTTCACAAGCTCTTCTTGGTACTTCTTCTCGTAGGCTTCCATCAGGTCAGCGGAGCCTTTAAGGAAGCGGTAAGCCTCAACCAAGCAGGCGTACAGGAGGAGGTCCGGCTGGTTGGTTCCAAGCCATGACGTAGAGGCAGTCGTGATGCTCTCCGGCGCACCCCAATAGGACATGCGAATTGTGTAAATCGCATCCGGAGTCGGGCCGAGCAAGAGGGTGTTTTCGTCCTCCCACGCATAGAAGCGCGGAGAGCCCTCTGTAGAGCCGCCAGAGAAGGCTTCGCGGATGAAGTCGTACTGCTTGGGAAGCAACACGGACTCGCCCTGAGAGGCCGTTGTGAGCGTCAGGGAGTAGATAGACAGCGGGGCCTCAGAGGACACGTCCACCGTCGAATTGGACGCCACGGTCGCAAGGTTGGCGTACTGCCGGAACGCAGGGTGCTGGACGGCAGAGACAATGCCTTGCTCTGCATTGACGATGATGTTGTCCAGCTCATCGACAAACGTGCTTTCTGTGGTTTCTAGGTAATCCTGGATAGCCTGCTTGAGTGTAGTGAGCGTCCAAGCCATTACGTCACCTCAACCGTCACATCGCCCACGACGGCGAAAATATCCAGCCCTACCGTCCGGCTGCCGAACTCATCCAAACCTCCACCCACCGGGTTAAAAGCGTTGTACGAGCGGGTCTCCACAATGTCCTTGTCCGGGCGAGGGCGATAGAGCGCCTGAGACTCTGGGCCAAGCGGAATCTTGCCAAGCTCATCCTGCGGGTTGTCTTCCTCCCAGCACGTCGGGCAGACCATCAGATTCGTCCGCGCACCCGCTTCAAACTGCTCTTTAAGCTGCTTCAACGGATAGCGAAACGAACAGCGGTCGCAGAACCCGTAAGCGTGTTTGCCGGTCGCGTACCCCATCAGAGTCGGTACGAAGCGTGCGGGACAAAGCGCACACTCGCCTTCACGCGATCCTCGCCAGCGGCCAGATTCCACTGCCGCTCATACTCAGCCTGAAGGAACGGCACCCTCTGCTGAAGCTCCGGCTTCTTCATGGCAATCCTGAAGGCCAAAGCCGCCGTCAAGGCAGGGATGAAGCGAGACGGCACGTCATAGGTGTTCGTGCCATCAACCCCTGCATCTTCAATCCTGCGAATGCGATGGTAGGCAAGGGTGTACGTCTGAGTCGAATCAGGCACCGGCCAAAGGGTGACTTGGGGTGCATCCCTCTGGCGATCAATGTAAATCTGGAGCGGTCGGCCCTGCTGGAGTTTGGAAGTGATGTCGGCGTAGGACGACAGACTGATGCGCTCAAGGTGGTAGTCGGACTGAAGGTCCGTATCGCCAGAGTTCGTGCGGAGAAGGTGCTCCACAAGGTCAATGGTGTCGGCAGGAAGGGTGTAGGTTGCCGTGCCGGGCGTCAGGACTTGCGTCCCCGCCTCTACGGTCCAAAGGTTGAACCCTCGGTTGCTCCACTCTTGGGCAATCAGGTCAAGCGAACGACGCGCCGTGCGGAGGTCGTAACCGCTCCGCATCTCAGACCCAGCTTGCTCGAAAGCCTCCTCGACGATCGACAAAACATCTGGGTTGAATGTCGCCGTGCCTGAAGTTGCCATTATGGCTATTCTTCCTTGTCCCTACGCGGGGCCAAAAAAAGATGATAGTACGCCGCTGTAAAACCTGCACACGCTGCTGCAATGGCAGCAATCAATTGAGCAATCTCATTGACTTGCGCGAGGTTCAAGCCAGCGACAAGCATTACGCTTCCGGCCGCAGTAGCGTCAGCGGTTTTCGTCGGGTCCGGCAGCGCCATCCTTGCCATCCTTTTCGTCTCTGATGCCCGTGAAAATCAAATCACTTGGCGCGAGTACGGCCTTTCTTGGCAATGCCGTCGCAGGACGAGCGATAGCCCGTCTTGCCGCCTTTCATGTACTTCTTGGCCTTGCCGCCTTTCATCATCTTGTCTTCTTTCACGAACTCTTCTCCAACAGATTGAGGCACACCGACCTCTTTAGCGAACTTCGGGTTGTTTGCTACAGCCCGCATGAAATTTGCTTGTTTTTTGGATTTGGACGGCATTGGCCTATCCGCTCACCACCGCCTGCATGACCAGTACCTCGCGGTCAGCTTGCTCGGCGGGTCGGTGTCACAACGATGGCGCGCCCTGAAGCTGCTTCTGCGACCCTTCTGGTCTTTCTTGATCGACATATCGGGGTCGCCAAAGCGAACCAACCTTACCGTGTCCCCTTCCTTGGCAAGCACAGCCATCTCTTTATTCGCGCCCGGCGTCCTCTTAGGCTTGTTGTAGCCCGAAAAGGTCTCGCCAGCACGGGTGTATTTGTCTTTCTTGGTCTTTCCGCCTTCTTTCATGCGGGCCATGCGTGGCATTCGTTTAGCCTTCATCAGCATTTTTCTCCGAACACCCCGTCCGACGGCTGCCGTGGAAGTTCCCGTGCGTGGCGTGGTGCATCTCGTGGCCCATGATGCAGAACCGATAGTGGTCATTTTCGTGGCGCGGCATCAGGACGTGCAAAGTCTTCGTCTCCTCGTCCGCAAACCCCTGCGCCGAAAAAATCTGCAGCGTCGCCGCTCCGCGTGCCGCCCCAAGCGTAAAGCCCTGCTCCAGAAAGTGCGCCGTTGCCGTCTCATGCGCTACTGCACGCACACCGCTGGCATCGTCGTGGTACACGATCCGCCAGTGCTCGACCTCGACCGGACGTGCAGCGCAGCCCGAAAGGGAAAGCGCAAGGATGGCGACTAGTGCCCGCATCAGGACAGCGCCAGCACCAGAGCGACGATTACGCCCATGCCGCCAAGGGTCACGAGCAGCGCGCGGCTGGTCAGGATGTTCTTAAAGCCTTGTGCAACGTCTTTCATGGCTGTCGCCTATTGAGTGATAACACTTGGGCTGCTGATGGTGTCCGGATCGATCAGCTCGACCGTGCCGTAGCGCACGCCCTGCTCTGCTGCGTTGGCTTGCGGAATCGGGGAGCCGTTGGCGACCCAGCTCAGGACGGTGACTTCCCAGAGCGGTCGGCCGGATGCGTGCATCTGCGTCGGGGTCAGCAGCCAGTTGTCGTGGTGGCGGGAGTCGATGACAGGGGCCGTCAGCTCGTTACCCTCGGCGTCGTAGGTGCCCGGCGTGATGACCACCGGCCCCACCGGCACGCGCGAGACGGTCGCGGGCTCCACGAGATAGGTGCTCCCGTCCTCGCGGGTTCGCTGGAGCATCAGTCCCGCCCCCACAGCAGCCTCGTCAGCCGCAGCACGAGAGTCGGCGCGGGTCGTCATGTACACGCGCCCGCCGCGCATCTGGACGGGGACGGAGACCATCACATCGGGGTCGGTGAGGCTGGGGGTTTCGATGCTCATGTTGCGAGCCACTCCTGCGCGTCTTCGCTCCACTCGTAATCTGCACCGTCGCTCGGATAGGCGGCAGGAGGCGTCCACTGGCCGTCAGCCCACGTCCATGACGGATAGGGCTGGGCCGGGCGCGGCGCGGTGAACGAGTGCGAGTCCTCAATGCGTCCCACCGGAGAGTCGAGCCATACGGAAACCGTCACGGCGTCGTCGGGGGACCAGCGCACGCGGTAGCTCGCGATTTGGTCCTGATCCGTTGAAACCAACGTGACGCCCTCTGGGGGCCACTGATGCGTCGCTGCTTCGACGCCGTTGACGGTCACGCTCAGGCCAAAACTCACGCCCGCCAGCGGGATCGTCTGCCCGTGCCTGTTGAGCATGGCGCGAATGTCGGCGCCCCATGATTGCGAGGCACTGTCGTCGAACGCGAAGGTGCGCGTCGCGGTGTCGTAGATCACTCTCATATCGCGTACCTCACGACGACCACGCCGCTGCCGCCGTCGCCGCCGGCGTACCCGGTGCCCGAGGCGCGAGAGCCGCCACCGCCACCGCCGCCCGTATTGGCCGTGCCGGGAACACCCGTGCCGTCGCCCGTAATTGCGCCCCCGCTGCCTCCACCACCCGTACCCCCAGAACCAGGGGAGCCCGGAGACAGAGAGCCGGCGCCGCCGCCTCCTGCGTAGTTGTCGCCACTGCCAAAGGGCCATTCGGCACCAGCGCCGCCGGCACCGCCGTTGTAGTTCGAGGTGTCGTTTCCGTCGCTGCCGGCCGCGCCTTTTCCGCCACCTCCGCCGGAGCCGACGTTGATGTTTGCGGAAGATGAGTGACCGCCGTCATTGCCTTGCCCGGCAGTTCCGCTCCCGGATGCGTCGCTCTGCCAGCCCGACCCGCCGCCAGAACCGCCAGAGCCACCCGTATTGCCGCCGGCAGAACCTTTGCCGCCACCGCCACCGCCGGTTGCAGTGTTGCCGTTGAACGCGCTATCGCTGCCAGCGAAACCGTTAGTTTCTGACAGCCCCCCGGTGCCGCCCGACCCGCCAGCTCCTACCGTGATGGAGTACCCTTGCGCCGTCAGCGTTGCCGAACCAGTAAGCATCCCGCCGGCACCGCCGCCACCGCCGCCAGTCGAGGATCCGCTACGAGCGCCACCTCCACCACCACCGCCAGCAACGATCAGGTACTCGACGTCGCCGCCTTTCGTGACCGTCAACGTGCCGTCAGCAGTGAACGTGTGGTAGCGGTAGCCACCGGCATCGGTGATCGTGCCGCCCGTGGCTATCACTCCGGGCGCCGTGTTGTCCTCCGTGGACGACTGGCTGATCCCAGCTTCGCCAACGTCCTCGGCCCACCCGACCACGCGGGCGATGTTGCCCATGAATCCCGTGCTGGCGATGTCGAGGTTCGTGGAGGAGAGGTCCGCGAGCGCCGTCGGCGTCGTGTTTGCCGTGCCCGCAGAGCCCAGCGTCGCCACCTGAATTGCGCCGTCCGTGTGACGAGAGGCGATGCCGAACGCCACTGCCACACCGGGGGTCAGCTCCGTCGCGCCCGTTGCGGTATCGACCGTGCCCGCCGCAGCCTGGTTCGCGTTCACCTCGCCCGTCGCCGTGGAATCGGTGTCCACGTCGATGCTCAGGTAGTTGTTCGCGTCGGTCTCGCGCTCTGCAATCGTGAGCTGAGCCGCGCTGCCCTCGTCCGCATAGTCCACATCCCCGATCACCGCGAGCGACAGGCCCGAGGCGCTGTAGGGGGCGTCGGCTGCTGCGAACGTCAGAGGCTGGTCAGCAGTGCGGGCGGTGGCGGTGCCGGTGGTGATGATCGGGCTGGCGGGCACGCTGGCGTTGAGATTCACGTCTACTTGGTCGAAAACCGCAGAGCCTGTAGCCGCTGCAGACCACGTGCCCGAAGCATCACTGTTGACGGCTGGGTGCAGGTAGAACGTAGCAGTCGTGTTCCCGGTTCCGTTGTTCGTCATCACGACGGAAACTCGCCAGTACGTCGGGCTCCAGTTTTCAATGTAGCTGTTCGTTGGAGCTTTACTGCTACGGTCCGTCAAGGACCCGTTGTCCGTATTGATCGTGACGGCGCCATCAACACTGGTTCCCCCAGAAATAAGAACGTTGATACCGGGGAACGTGGAAGCGGAGCTGGTTTTCTTGACGAACGCCGTCACGACGAGGGGGTTACTGTCGTCGGGAATCGTGACAGATTGTCGGGAATGCTCCAAGCCTCCCCCCGAGTCCGTCAACGTAAACGCGGTGTTAGCTTCTCCGTCGATACCCGTCTGGTCTGCAACTACCGAGGCGGAACTTGTCCAGTTCCCCGAATCGAACTCCCGCGAATCGAGACAGACATTCGTCCGCGCCTCCCTCTCCACCAGCACCCCAGCAGGCACCCACGCAGAGCCGTTCCACTTGTGGTTCCCGAAGCGGGGGAGGTAGCGGGCGGTGCCGGTCGTCGCGAGGTAGTTCGCCGGAGCGCCAGCCGTGCGGTAGGACGCCTCTACGTCGTCCATGCCGCCGAGGTCTTCTCGGCGGATCGACCCACCCCACGCAAAAATGCCCGACGTGCCGTCACCAGTGTATGACTTGACGCCATCGGCACTGGCCGCGCCGACAGTCCAACGCTCTCCAGACACAGCAGTGTCCGCCTTCACCGTGCACAGATACCATCCATTGGGGCCAGCTTCGATAGTCGCCGTCACCCCGGACCCAGTTGTGCCTACTACGCCGGTTGAGACGTTAAAATAGGTGTTCTCCACCGTTGAGCCGGGCTTTCGCATCCAAGCCCAATCTCGACCGTTCGGCTTGATCCACACAGCATGTGTAGACCGGAGCTGGCTGATGACTGCCGTGAAGGCAAAATGCTCCCCAGCGCCCGTAGACTCGCGAATCTCTACCGCATCACCGCCCCCATACGGGGCAGAGGTTGCGCCGGTAACTACGCTTACACCTATCGATGAAAGGCCAGAAGAGAGGTCGCTTCGGGCAAGAATATTGTGCGCATTCCACACCAACTCCCCACTCGCATTCACCAGCGTCGCCAGCCCCGACCGCTCGGGGAAGGAGAAGGCGGCAAGGTTCGTCGTCGCACCCTGCTTGCGGTAGAACGGCGTGCCGGAGTTCAGCGTGCCCGCGAAGTCGGCGGCGAGGTCAGGCTCGAAGCCGTTGGCGGCGTAGGGGTCGGCAGCTGCGCCTCCAAGGATGGATGTGACCGGACGGGCGACAGCTTGCGCAACGGCAAGCGCCACCGGAGACACTACTGGCTGCGGGAACCCTTGGTTAAGCAGCGACACGGCTTACCCTCGGTTGGCGACGTTGCTCACAATCTGCCAATCCCATTGCGGGCTGGAACCGGAAGAGCCAGTGCCGCGCACAATCACGTCCCCGCCAAAGAAGACGTTGATCATGTGGCTTGCAGTGAAGGACTGCACCGTGATGCCGTCCGAGCCCGCGATGATGTTGCGCCAAACCCCGTCCGGCCCTTGAAACTCCCACGTCCAAGTCCCGGTCCCGGAATCAAGGTGGGCAGACAGCGTAGCCCAGCCCCGACAAGCAACCGCGTTTGTAGACGTGTCAGTCGTGACCGTCCCGTAGTTCTGATAATTGGACATGGATTACCCCTTGACCTTGCCCTGAAGGACAAGCGCCTTGTAGGCAGCACTGCCCTTCGGGGGAAGAATCACCTTCGGCTTCGACCGAGCCGGCGACTTGCTCACCGGCTTCTCTTCATCCGTCATCTGTCAGCCCTTTAGCGAGACTGAGCGCCGAGGATGTAGTCGATACTCGTGGCCCGCGTACCCGACGCAGAACCCGACACGCTCATCGCGGCGACCGTCAGATTTTCATCGTCCGGGATGTTCGTAGTGTGCGTCGCGACAAGGCTCTGGTTGATGTAGAAGTACACAACGCCAGTCGACTCAACCCGAAAACCAAGACGAATGTCCGTAGCGTCCTCAAGGTCAACGCCCGAATCCGTCGAGGTCTCGGTGCCATTCTTCTCGGTCTTGCAGAGAATCGAGGCGTCACCGTCGTTCACTTGGAACACGATGCGGTCGGCAGCCGTCAGCATTGCTTCAGGGTTCGTGGCGAAGTTGACCGTCATACCAAAGCAAAGGTCCGTCTGGTCGGCGTCGTTGCACTGGAACTTGGTCTCGAACCAGATAAACCGATCCGTGGCAACACGGAAAATCTCGTTGCCCTGAATCGACGCGCCGTCGTTGTCCGTGGTGGCAGCAGAAGTCAGCGCCACACGACCGCCGATTTCATCAGCGGCGATAGCGACCGACGCACCAGTATCCTTGACCTCGGTCCAGTCGTTCGTCAGGTCAATGGCAACGCCGGTGAAGTCATCAAAAAGAACCGTGTAGTCGGTGTTAACACCAACCGGCAGATCTTTGAACGTGCGAAGGTCGCCCTTGCCGGAAAGCAGGACGGGGCCGGAGAAATGAGTAGTAGCCATTTAGGGGCTCCTGTCTGTGGCTAATCAGTCTGCGCTATCAGTAACGCAGTCAGGAATACAGACAGATTATGGACCCCTACTGGATATACGTCCAGCGCCTACATCTCGGTGAACTTGCCGTCAACAATGACGATTAGATGGGGCTTTCCAAGCGCGTCAATGGCCCCGTGTGCGTTCAGCCATGACCCCGGACCAGAGTTATATTCCAGCTTCAGGTAAGTCATCGTCCCCACCCGAAGGTGGCCTTCCTCCTCCGCAGGGCTATGACCATGCCCAGAAACAACCTTGGTCCCGATGCGAGACAGGTTCTTGATAGAGCCCCGGCTTCCGTTAGGGCCTGCATCACCGTGCATCCCAAGCTCCCACGTCTTGATCTGCAAAGACTTGCCCTTGGGGAGACATTTGAGATTTGCCTTGGTCTTCAGACGCTCTACCCAATACTGGAAGGGGTCTAGGTAGGATGCTCCGTTCTCCTCCATCTTGGCGCTCTTCGCCATGTGAAGAGCTGTCTCAAGGTAAAACTCGGCGTTCGGAAGGTCTTGCCGCCAGTCCGTTCGCATGACATAGCGGGAAACCATATCGTCGTGATTGGAGGGAACAATCCACGCCTCTCGCTCTCCAGCCAAACTCTCTGCCCACGCAACCGTCTCCCGAATCTCGGTCTCCAGCATGTTGAACCCCGCCCGCTCCTTGGCTAGCGCGATAAACGGGTTGCCTTGGTGATGCGGGTTGACGGCGTATGCGTCCAGCAAGTCGTGGAAGACAACCTTCTTGGGGTCCAGCCGCTCCGCAATACCCTTCGGCCCAAACGTCGCTTTCACCGCCTTGGGGTCTGCGAATCTGTAGTGTGCATCGCCGCAAATCAGCGCCTCATAGGGCGGGG